GCCTTAAGCTCACTAGCTGCCTGCCCAGCTAAGTGTGCAATAGCATAAATAGCTTCTTGATCGATTGGTTCATCCTGATTGTTCATACAATATTTTATGAGATTGGTTAGAGATAGCCACAAAAAAACGGCAGAGCCTTTTGAGCTCTGCCGTCGCAACAACTAACTATCTTAACTCAAACCCTTGAGAAGTTCAGCAACCTTGGCATCATCCAAGTCGTTTGCATCATCTTCGTCAGCAGCCTCAGGCTCAACAGGCTTAGGCAACGTACGAACAGCAGACTTCTTAGACTCAACGAACGGACTATCATCGGAAGCAGTCTCAGCCTTAGGAGCAGGAGCTGAAGGAGTCTCACACAAGAAATGCTTCTCGAATGCACTCTTGAGCTCGTCATAAGACTGAACACGGAACACGGTATCGAGAGCATGAATTGAGTTATAAACAGCCTCAATCTTCTTACTATCACTACCAAGTGACGGAACTTCACCAGGAGAAGAGAATCGAGAAGAGACGAAAGTCGGGAAGTCACCTTGCTTCTCAGCCTTGATCTTGAACGAGCAACCAGCGCCACTCAAGTCAAAGATACGAGCACCAAACTGATCTGCATCTTCACCATTCATAGCCTCGTCAATGATCTTCTGAATCTGACGGCCATAGCGAAGCATCTTCACCTTGCCGTTATTCTCAGGATCGTTGGTATCGTTAATAACATAAACGTTAACCAACCAGTTCTCACGACGCAAGAGCTTCTCAGCCTTGGCCTTCTCTTCAGCAGTACCATGCTTCAAGCACTTCAAGCGACCTTCAGCGATAGGATCACGCTCATTCCAAGTAGAAGGAGAGATAAACTGAACATACTCACCAGTAGCATAAGACTCCCAACCAAAGTTGTAGTAATGGAAAAAGGTCTTCTTAGGATCCTGGATGTTGGGAATAAGCCTCACCGTGTAAGTATGACCGGGAGGTGTACGGAGAATATCACGGAGTCCGGACTTAGCCTTAGACTTGTTCAACTCTTCCTTAATCGACTCAAACATTGATTTATTAAATGTACTCATATTTCGTTTTTATTATATTTCTATTTTTAGTTTTTTCTAGCTTTTTGTTTCTATTATTTTCAGACCTGATCTACAGATCTGTTTACACTTCTCAGACATCACAAATTTCCGTCTAAGTTGTGCGAAATCATTATACAGACTCCCAAAGATGAATTCAAGCAAATCCGCAGGAATCTGAAAGAATTTATTTTCAAAGTCTTCAAAGGCAAATAACGTGTAAACGTTAATGTCTCTATTTTTTAAATGAACAGCAAAGGCAGGCAAGAGTGAATTCTCCTCTTTAAGATTCAAATACTCGTTTACAGAGCAGCCTTTATCTTTACAATATTTATAGATAAACAGCAGAGATTCTCTACATTTTTTGAGATTTTCTTCTGAATCTGCATCGACACCTTCTTTCTTTTTCATGTACATTGTGTACACAGATCTTGCTTTTTGACTCAGATAGAACTGCAAGTCATAATACGTATTCTCATCATTTACGTAAATGGAATACGGAGCCAAGAAGTAATCGTTAATATCTATATTTGGAAATCTATCGAAGAAATAAGCGAGCTTTTTAATAGCAGGAAACTTCTCATCCTGCTCAAAGTTCTCGAAATCTTGACGTAGTTTAAATGGTTTGTTTTGCTTCTTACGTGAAATGGCTAGAAAAGTATTATAAATTCTCTTTTCTGTAGACGTTATCATAGTGCTTTTTTAAGAATCGTTTTATGTATTTAGACTTATAAATGTTAGGGTCACACTCTAAAAAGAATCTAATGCACTCAAAATCATTCTCAAAGCTGCATAGATTCTTGAATAGTCTTATTAACTTCTTCTCTTGGAGAAGTATAATAAGAATGTTAGCATAGTTCAACCGTTTATTTCTTAGCATACACACAAAAGAGCATGCCTTGAAAAAGTTATTTCTAGTTTCGATTGAACATATGCTATCGTAAGGTTGAATCATATTTGGCTTTTATGGCGCTTTAACAGCTTTGTAAATTCTACAAACTTATCTGTTAGGCTACCACTAGCGGCATACTCATACCCGTCACCATCACAGAGAGTCTTAGCCAGGTTATTTAGTTTAACATCACAAACTTTGCTACGTCTAAAATACACCTTGCCAGCCTCTAGGCTAACTACAGCTACCACATCTGCATTATACTCATTAAACAAATGGTCAGCAACCTCTTGAAAACAACCATCAGCAAATGTAGCATAGAAATTATACTTCTTATTCTTGACTGGCAACATTGTATGATACAAGGCAAGAGAATCGATAATAGTATCACACTTCTTTTGGAAGTATTCGATTTGTCTCAATTGGTAATCATTAAACTGAAAGAATCCTTTACGGAAGTCTTGATAAAAGTTAAACACTCTTTCAAAAGACTTTGAGTTCCAATAAAGAGTCTCAAGCTGTTTAGATTGCTTTAATGCATATGTCTTACTAACTGCATCGTCAATTAATACAATTAAGAGCTTCTGATGCTCTGTTGGCTTAATGTCTGGATAAAGCTTCTTAAAGATATTAAAGGTTAGTCGAGTTGAAGAACCATCAATCTTGGTCAAGGCAGTTGCAAGCTTAAACTTGTAATTAAGCTCAACCATTTTCTTATGAGCAGTAATAATTACAACGTTCTTGCAATCGAGAAAGTTTTCAAATCCAGTTACATCTAGTCCAAGGACAGTGATTCGTTTAAAATCAGCCAAAGAATGTCGATCAAAGAAACCCTTGATCATACTCTCAGCTTTCTTTTGAGTTACAAAAAATACTTCAGGTGCATCTTTATGAAACCAGCTGTAAGCAGTGTAACAGCCAGCTCCGTCTAAATCTTGATTAATAATTAGCAGTTCGTTTTTCATGTCATTTCTTCAGATAACGCTTTGAGCGCTTCTGAGGTATTTACGATCTCTTCATCTGCATTCAATGTATTATCCTCTTCAAGAGTAAGAGTAGGGTAATTTATTTTCATGTTGATTGTACCGAAGTTAGGTCCATAACGGTTCTTCAACAAGCTCATTTTAATAACTCCAAGCTCTTTATCTTCATCGAGCTGCCACAAACCAATCACACAATCAGCAGTAGCAGCAGTACCAATACTCTCACTAATAGACTCCAATCCAGGGTTGCTTTGATTATAACCACTACGATTCAACTGAGTAGCGGTAATAATAGGACAGTTAAATACATAACTCATTGCACGTACTTGCTCAGCAGTATACTTGATTCGTTCGTAAGAGTTATCACCCTTTGGAGCATTAAGCAGGTTCAAGTAGTCAATAACAATAGCATCAAACTTATAACCAGATTGCTGAAGCTTCTTAATAAAAGCTGTCATCTGAGCTGGAGTAACTGTATTAGGAGGGAACTCCTTAACGAGCAATCGAGAGCTAGGCAGGTTGAGCTTCTTGTTAATAACAGTCTGCTTGAGACTTTCAACATTATTACGGAGATCATTAAACGGAATCTGAGTAATGTTCGATGAAATACGCTTACAATAAGCCATCTCAGACATTTCCAGAGACAAGATAATGACGCTCTTATTCTGATTAGCAATGTTTACAGCCAGGTTCTGCAAGAAGATACTCTTACCAACGTTAGTTTCACCTGCGAAGACATAGATTGCTCTACCATCTTGCAAGAAACCACCACCAAGCTTCTTATCGAGCCACTCCCAACCAGTCTTAATATGATTGTCTACCTTAACGAGATCTTTACAATGCTTATCAATATCAGCAAAGTAATCATGACCTTTCTCATTGTTAAGAGAGATAGAACAAGCATGCTCGAACTTATCAAGAACAAGATTAGTATCAATAACATCTGCCTTGGTACACATATCAGTTACCTCAAGCATTGTATTGAATACAGTCTTCTCCTTAATAAACCTCTCAGTATTCTCTAAGAGTTCTTGCTTATTGTTAGACTTGTCAATTGTCTTGAATTGCTCTACAAGTTTCTTAAAGGAGTTCTTAAGCTCATCTGTAACCAGATAAGTCTTAACTTCAGTAAGAGTGGGTACAGAAGATCGCTTATTGAAGTAGTCCTTGATAATACCAACGATGTTTTGAGCATCTTTGCTACTAAAAAGGTCTGGCTTCAAGTACTCAACGACTGTACCCATATAGGTCTCATCAGTCAGACAGTTAAATAGAATAACGTACTCGAAAAAGTCGCTATCTATCTTGCTCGTTTTTGATTTCTTTTCCATTAGTAATTTTTAAAGTATTCTTTAAAGTAAGCATCACTCTTCTTAAACTCCTCAGAGAATCCTTTCAAACCTGGAGATTCATGAGTCACGTAAATCGGAGTAGTACCTAGCTTCAGCTTGAGTTTATTAGCTTCTAAGCAGAATAGCAAGTCATAATGATGAAACTTTACATTTTCGTCCCAATTTACATTCTTTGTAGTCTTAGTATTAACTGCCAAGAACAAACCATCCAAAAGCAAACAACGCTTACCGAAAGGACCAAAGCTTGTAACAAACTCTCTACCATCCTTATCGAAGTGAGAGACGGCGCCACTAAAGGTCTTAGGGTCACACATCATATGCCACAAGGCATAATTTGGTAAAGAAATATCAGCCCCACCAGCCAAGCCAGCAATATCGAATTGTGCAAAAGCTACTTGGAGCTTCTCAATCAAGAATGCATCTGTAATGAAAATATCATCATGACAGAAGATAATAGCATCGTACTGATCATAATACTTCTTAGCCTTGTTATACTGAACACCTAGACCATCAGTATTTTCAGTCCAAACAATTAAGTCAGCTCCATAACGAAGATTCTTGAACTTATAATTTAGCTCAAGAGGTTCGTTAAGAGTAGCTTTCTTTTGTTTGTAAGGTAGTTCATTACCCATTCCCAAACCTTTAATAAGAGGTGAGAACTTAAGGAATGCATCAACGTTCTGCTTTGTGCAGGTATAAAATAGAATTTTCATATAAAAAATGGAGAATTACAAATAAAGTTACCGTGATAAACAATCTTTTTGTTTACAAGTTCACCGACTCTACCTTCTTCGAAAGGTATAGCAGTATCAAACTTAGTAGAAGAGAAGTTACCTTCGTTGTCATAGAACAACGTAGAACCAGAGCGAATAAAGAACACCCTGTTAGATCTTTCATCTACAATATAACACGCAAAAGTACCTTTGAGTAACTCAGCAACACGCTTGATAAGGTCTTGTAGTTGATCAGAGTTCTTATGGTGATAGAAGTAACCAAGCAAAGCTGGAATAACACTAGAGTCAACCTTTATATCTTCAAACTTAATAAAGTACTTTTCACAAAGCTCTTCTACATTGGTAATAATACCATTGTGAGCAACATAAAAGCGATTCCAATAAAATGGGTGAGCTAATTCTGGATTAAACTCTTGATTAACAGTAGTTGGAGCCTGGCAATGACCAAGATAAAGCTTGCTTGGCTTGAGCTTATTCTCATCGAATGCTCCAGCACTCTTAATACAACTAAGCCAATTATCATTTGTAACAGATAAACAACTAGAGGCTGATACACCTCTAGGTTTGTTTAGCTCGTAAAGACTTGCAAACTTCTTTAAAGAAGTAGAACCAAATATTGCACACATATTAGATGAATTTAATTACGCGGCTGTATTCAATAGGGTCAACCATCTTATTATCCATGAAACCTTTTACACGACTAGAACAAGCTGGGCAATAACCACAAGCCTGCTCTTTACCTTCGTAACAGGTCCAGGTATTCTTAAAGTCGACTCCACGATCAACACCCAGCTTGATGATATCCTTCTTATCAAGCTTAATCAACGGAGTAACGATAGAGAGTTTAGTCTTACGATTGAGACCAATAACTGAAGCCAAATTCAAGTAGAACTCATTACTAGAGTCCCAATAACCAGCCTGAGAATCTACAAGAGCACTACCATAGTAAACATCTCGAGCACTTTGAGCCTCTGCAAAAGAACACAAGATAGAAAGCATCATCAAATTACGAAATGGAACATAGTTAACTGGCTGAGGATCACCAAGTACATCTTTAGTCTGAGCAACTGCAATGTTATTATTAGTAAGAGATGAACTAGTTGCGATCTCACCAAAGAAGCTAAGATCGATAGTTCTATGAACAATATTAAGTTCAGGGTACTTTTCTTTGAGAATGTTGATCGAAGTCGTTGCGCAACGAAGCTCGTTAGTAGCATGACGTTGACCGTAGAAGAAACTGATTGCAAAAATGTCTGTATATGTCTTTGATGCTGCTGCATCGAAAAGCATAACCGTTGAGTCGATACCACCGCTAATAGGGATTACACACTTACTCATACTTTCATTATATACGAAAATAAAATTAAGGGCAACAAGATTTTACCTCATTGCCCCTTTTCGATTTTTTACTTGCCCTTCTTGACGTCCTTCTTGACGTCCTTAACGACTTCCTTCTTAACTTCCTTAGTCTTCGTTGCCACTGTCAACACCTCCTTCCTCATCCAGTAACTCATCCTCGAGATCGAGGCTGGCTTCTGAGCCGGAGTTACCGTATTTGTATTTTTCTTTGATTATCTTCTCTACTTCTGGAATGATCTTGTTATCCCAGAAGTTTTTGTCATCCTTAAATTTGCTAAAATAACCGAGCTTAGTACCATCCGGAAGAGTATAGGTGCTACCAGTCTGGATAATCACTCCGTGATTAACTGCCAAACCAAGAATACCAGCATACTTATCCAGGCCAGTCAAGAAGTTTAAGTACATCTCAGCCTCTAGATAGGGAGGGACAAATCTGTTTTTAACTGTAAGAGCTCTGAGAGTAACACCGCTATAGTTCTTAGCCTCAGGGAGCATCTTATCGTTATCGTTTTTATCGTCCTGCTTTTCAGAACGACTGGCCAACTGCACAAGCAAGCTAGCCATATAAATTGGACCAGAGCCGCCAGACTGCTTCTTCACAAGCGTCGGGTACATAGCTGCAGGATCGTCGTAAGTATGGTTACTGAAAAGAATAGTAGTACCAGTACGAGCAGCCTTGTAAGTCAAAGTGCGAAGCATTGACTTTAATTGCTTAGCTCTCAAACCCATATCACCAGCTGACTTACCAGCCTCGGCATCATTGAGTTCTTTCTGAGCAGACAAGTTACCAAGCGAATCAATGCTAATGATAAACTTGCCCTTTAAACTAGGATTCTTTTCAATACCGTCGAGTAGAGCAAAGATTTGGTTACGGCAATTTTCAACAGTATCAACAGGTACGTGCTTAGTCTTCTTCGGATCAAGACCAACATTCTCTGCACCGCGACTCTCAACTGCAATTTCAGTATCAAAAATGACTGGAATCATTCCTTTCTTCTGTGCATTGCCGAGAATCTTGTTGATAATATAGGTCTTACCAGTCTGAGAAGGTCCAATGAAACCGGTGATACGGCCCTTTGGAATACCTCCAGTTAGGAGAGAACCTGACATAATGGCGTTAAGTACATAACAGCCTGTATCGATAAATTCACTAACTTCAGAAAGCGTTTGTTCTGAAAGATAGTTTGCTTCAGGATTGATTTTGTTTAATGCTTCAAATACGTTATCAATTGCTTTTTGCGTTTCTTTGCTCATAGTTTTATTATATTGTTTTCTATTTGTTATTCAAATAGTTTAACAACTTTAGCTGCAGTACCCGCAGCAGCAGGAGTAACCTGACGCTCAGGAGTAATGATCTTAGAGTTGCTAAACATTCTCTCGTACTGATTGACCAACTTGTCGTCCAGTTCGAGCTCTGTTGCCTCCACCACGTTCTTGGCGCTAAACTTCCAAACAGTCTTAGGCTCTTCCTTGTTCTTCAGAAACTCTCCGAAGAAGTAAGGCAAAACCTGGACCTGAAGCTGGCCGGAGCTAGGATTAGGCACAATATTTATAATGGCTGGGTTCTTAACCCAGAAATACTTCTCTTCTCTAGAGACAAGCTCACCATAGATGTTACGACCAACGTTGTCAACGAATACAATTAGGTTTTTCTTTTCCATACTCATAATATATAAAGGCTTTTTACAAGATTTCAAGAGAACAACTCGAACAAATTCGCTTTGAGTTGCTGTCCTGGAGGCGCAAACTTAAAGTCTACAGCTTCATAGAACCTCTCAATAACATTGCTCACAATCTTTTCAAACATCATGTCAACATCAGGCTTGAGAAACTCTTTGAACTCCTCTGGGAAGTTATACTTGTATGCAATAGTCTTAACACCGAACTTATTAGGTTCTTGCACTCGAATGAATCGAATCTTATCACCTGACACAATTGGCTCATACTTGTGCTTCAAGTTAAGCTTATCCAACAACAAGTTATAGAAGTATGCAGACTTAACATGATAAGGCATACCCTTAACAGTCTTAAATCCTTGGCACTTAAATGCATAATGGTCATAGTTTGATACACCCATAACCTGAGCATAACTCTCGATTGGCAGCTCCTTAAACACTGTATAGGTTTCGTTAAATAGCTTGTTCGTCTCAGCATAGCTCTTAGTCAAGATCAAAGTCTCAATCAGCTTCTTTACCAAAGGCTTAATCGGATTAGGCATTGTAGATCTCACAACCTCAACACCAGTATACTTGAACTTGTTGCACTTGAGACCTTCATCGTCTAGCTTATGCAATACATAACGCTTCTTCTGCAAGAACAAGCCGGTATCACAGATAGACTCACGCTTAAACTTGAACCAAGGATCTTTAGAGTTCAAACAGTTCTTAGCCCAATCAACAATCTCTTTATTCAATACAGACTCAATGTCGTTTACAATAGCATACACATCTGCAGAGACTTCTTTACCGTTAAAGAAGTTAACTTTATTGCGTTTAATGATTTCTTTAATGGTAATGTACACCGAATCAGTATCGTTATAGATAACTGGATCAAACTTCTCAATCTCTTGATCAGTCATATTAGTCTTCTCTTTGATATAACGTCTAAGAACCTCGTTACTTTTCTTAATAACACCTTGACCAGTAAGAGTAATCGAACGAGCAA